GATTTAACACCGATACTAATCCAAGCTGGGTATGGAATACCTGACCATATATCACCTTTAGGTTCTGAATATACTGATTTAAATACTGCGTTTAAATATTATAATACAAATGGTATTACAGATTGGATTCAATATTTAGATTCTTCTTTTAGCGGTAGTAGTGGTGGAACCGTATTTACTGGTGGTACAGTTATTGGGAATACTTATTTTTTAAATGGTGTAACTGCCAATACAATCTCAGCAACAACATATTTAGGTTTACCAATAGATATTAATGTAACTGGTGGTACATATACTGCAGGTACTGCAACATTTAGTAATAATACTGGTGGTACTTTTAATGTAACTGGTTTTTCATCTGTTAGTGATTTTGTACCATATAGTGGTGCCGTTAAGAATGTTAATTTAGGTTTATACGGATTAAAGGCTGATTATTTAAGTGTGAATACTGGTTCTACACACATCGCCACTACTGGTGATATTACATGGAATCAAATAGATGGAACATATAATATGGGTTTATATAACGATGTTACTCTCCAAGTTGGTCAAGAAGAAAACATGTATGGTAAAGCATTATCAGCTATTTCTAATGGTGATGTTGTTATGTTTGCTGGGTCGCAAGGAGACCATGTATTATTTGCAAAAGCTGCACAAAGTGTTATTAACAATTCCAATGAATATATTATTGGAATAGCAACTCAAGATTTTACTACTAATCAATTTGGATATGTAACTACGATTGGTAAAGTTAGAGGGTTAAATACAATAGCTTATTCTGGAGGTACGGTGTTATATTTTAACTCAACTGGGTCAACTGCTGGTTCTTTAACTAATATCGAACCACCAGCACCATATGCTAATATCACTATAGCCGCTGTACTTCGTAGTCATGCAACACAAGGTATTTTATTAGTTAGACCTAGTTTTCGTTTTCCATTTAAATCACTTGAGGATGTTCAAATTACCAATATTCAAAATAACGATATAGTACAATATTCTAGTGGTTTAGGTTATTTCATAAATACAAACACACCTAAATTTAATTCTTTATCAGCAACTACTTATTTAAATTTACCTATTACACTATCAAGTACTACCAATACACTGATTAATGCTGATGTTACGGGTAAGGCTATTATTACAAAAGAATATATTAATAACAGATTAGTGTCAGAGAAATCAGGAAACTATATATTACAAGACTCAGATAGTGGAGGGATTATTATATTTACAACATCCGCAATATTAACGATACCAACAGGACTTGCCGATGGATTTGAATGCACATTTGTTACACTAGCTGGTGCTACATTAACTGTATCTTCCTCTGGTGTAGTGTTAAATAATGCCACTAGTACTTTATTACCACCGCAATTAAGTTTTACATTAAAAAGAATGATAGCTACAAATACATTTATAGTAACAGGTAATTTATAATTATGAATAAAGTAGCATTTCAAATATATGGAACAAAAAAAACAAATGCATTTCAATCTACTTGGGATACAAGAATTGCTGGTACTTTAGGGAGTGAACTAGCTAGCAGGACAGCAACTGCACCATTAATTAATTGGACACTCGCTGGAACAAATCTTAATATTGGTGGATATACACACACCACAGGAAGTACAGCTGCATTACTATTTAATTCATTAACTGCTAATGTAGGACAGAGTTATCAAATAATATGTACAATTTCAGCAGGAGCAACAGGTTCAGTTGTAATTAACTTTGGAGGTGCATCTAGTGTTTCAATATCTGCTACTACTACGATAACATTAACACCGACAACTGCAGCTACATTATCAATAACTCCTCTATCTACTTTTGTTGGAACTGTATCATTAAGTATAAAACAGAGTTCATCAGCATCTAATCAAATACAATTACCAATAAGTGTTGCTTCTGGAAAATCATTATGGGTAGATTGGGGTGATGGACAGTATAGTGATGTAAATACTACTAATATAATTACAAATAGAATACATACGTATACAACACCAGGAGAATATATAGTAAAAGTACTTGGAGATAATTTTAATTTCGGATTTGGTTCTCCTGGTAATTTTAATGATAAGCTAAAAATAAAATCTGTATCTAGTTGGGGTAAATTAATATTGGGTACAAATTCTTTTAATGGTTGTTCTAATGTAACTATGTCTGGAATAACTGATGTGGCTGACTTATCTACTGTTTCTAGTTTAAAAGCTGTATTTGGTGCATGTGAATCAATAACCACAATAGGTAGAATAGGTGAATGGAATATGACTAATATTACTGATACTAGTGATATGTTTAATACGGCAAGTAAATTTAATCAATCTCTAAGTAATTGGGAAAGAGTGGGTTCTACATTAGCTAATGTTACAACCATGTCTAATATGTTCATTAGGTCGAGGTTATTCAATGGTAATTTAAGTGGGTGGAACTTATCTAAAGTTACATCATTTGAGGGAATGTTTCAAGAAGCACTAGATTTTAATAATGGTGCAGTAGCTGGAGCAGGTGGCACAATGCCTTGGACCATAAACACTACTACTTCAGTAAATATGCGTTTTATGTTTTATAGACATTATAGTTTTAACCAAGATATTGGAAGTTGGGATGTGAGTAAGGTTACATCTTTTGCTTCATTCTTATATCATGATAATGGACCACAGACTAACACATTTAATAATGGAGGTTCCGATAGTATAAAAAATTGGAATGTTGGTTCTTGTACTAATTTTTCTTCTATGTTTGTAAGATGTAGATTTAATCAACCTGTTCATTTATGGGATGTGAGTAAAGCCACAGTTATGGATGGTATGTTCTCTAGTTGTGGTTCATTCAACAATGGATTTCTGTCTGGAATAGCTAATCAATTACCATGGAATATAAATGCTATATCTAATGTTAGTATGTCAGGAATTTTTGCTGGATGTGCATCCTTTAATTCTAACCTAGGTAATGGAACAACATCATGGGATGTATCTAAAGTGATAACATTTGCTAATATGTTTCAAGGAGCAACTAAATTTAACAATGGTGACGAAGCTACTTTATCTAAAATGAATGATTGGAACATTGGAGGAAATGTCTCAGTGTTTAATGTTAACATGTCTAATATGTTTAATGGTGCATCTATATTTAATAGAGATGTTTATAATTGGAATATGACTAAGGTAAACAATACATCACTTATGTTTAGTTATACAAATCAATTTAATAAACCATTATCTAATTGGGAAAGAGTGGGTTCTACAATGGCTAATGTTACAACCATGTCTAATATGTTTGAAGGAACTACGGCATTTAATCAAGATATTAGTAACTGGAATGTTGGTAATGTTACTAATATGTCTGGTATGTTTTTTCTTTCATCTTCCTTTAATAATGAAAATAATGTAAATACAAACTTAATAACTGGAAGAGCTGGTATAGATGGTTGGAACATAAATACTGCAACATCAGTAAATATGTCTAGTATGTTTAGAGGAGGCGGTGATGGTAATAGTATTGTATTTAATAGACCAATAGGAAATTGGAATACTAGTAATGTTAATAATATGAGTTATATGTTTGGTAAATCAGGAAATGGAAACCACGCATTTAATCAATATATAGGAGATTGGGACACGAGTAACGTAACAGATATGTCTTATATGTTTAATGGAGGTCAAACTGATTCGTCATCAAATCAGTTTAATCAAGATATTAGTAAATGGAATGTTTCCAAAGTTATTAATTTTTCATTTATGTTTGCAACTAAACAATTCACTAATGGAAACAATTTAGATTATAACCCAGTAACAGGATTACAAGGAATTAATGGATGGGATATAAATACTACTGCTACATCAGTTAATATGACTAGTATGTTTAGAAATGCAAACACCTTTAATCAAGACATTAGTTCTTGGAATGTAAATAAAGTAACATCATTTGCTAATATGTTTCAAGGAGCAACAACATTTGATAATGGATTAAATGAAAATATAAATCCAGTAACAGGATTACAAGGTATAAATGGGTGGAATATAAATACTACAGCTACATCAGTAGATATGAATTCAGTGTTCTATGAGGCACGTGCATTTAACAGACCTATTGAAAATTGGAATATGAGTAAGGTTACTAATCTTGGTCTTTTTCTTAGAGGAGCTAGACTGTTTAATCAGTCTTTGTCTAACTGGGAAAGAAATACACTTGGAAATACATCTACTCTTGCAAATGTTACTGCTATGACTAATATGTTTTATGACGCAAGATTGTTTAATCAAAATATAAATAACTGGAATGTGAGTAAAGTGACTAACATGAATAGTATGTTTTTCAATACACCTGTATTTAATCAACCTTTAAATAATTGGGTTACATCATCAGTAACAAGTATGGCTAATATGTTTGATTCAGATTCTTTCCTTATTTGTGGATTTAATCAAGATATAGGTTCATGGGATGTGTCTAATGTAACAAATTTTAGTAGATTTATGTTTACTAAAACACCATCTACTTTTTCATCAACAAACTTAGATGCTATTTACAACGGATGGAGTTCAATACCAGTAAAAACAGGAATCGCTATAACATTTGGAACTGCAAAATATACTGCTGCAGGTTCAGCAGGAAGGTTAAAATTGGCATCATCAGTAATTAGTGGTGGTTATAGCTGGACTATAACAGATGGAGGGCAACAATGATGGTAAAATAATTATTCTTCATTGTATAAATCTCTTGGTGGTTTTTTAAGTATACAATTTTTTTTTATTAACAATTCTACATATTGAAACATTTTCAATCCATTTTCTTCACAATACTTTTTTAGGATTTCATGGGTTATTGGTGTTATTTTGATGTTTTTATCTCTTTTCATAAGTGCTTTAACCATAAGTATGACAAAAGTATGAAAAAAATCATACTAAAAGAAATTATTATTAAATTTATATATCTCTTTTGAAAAAAACTGAATATTTATAATAAAGAATAGAATAAAGTAAATAATAACATAAATAAAAACAAAGAACATGTCACAAAATGTATTCGTAAGTCCTGGGGTTTATACTTCAGAAAAAGACATCTCTTTCATCACAAGACAAGTAGGTGTAACTTCACTTGGTTTAGTAGGTGAAACAACTATTGGTCCTGCTTTTCAACCAATTTTCATCAGCAACTATGGTGAATTCCAATCTTTTTTTGGTGGTTTAAATGCTACTAAAGTAAAAGATACTGGAGCTCCACAATATGAGTTACCTTATATTGCAAAATCATATTTATCACAAACAAATCAATTATTTGTAACTAGAGTATTAGGTTTTTCTGGTTATAAAGCTGGTTTAGCATGGGGTATTAGTCTAGATGCTGATATAGACCCAGAAACTGAAGTTATTTCAGTTCCATCAACTCCAGTAGCGTCATTATTTAGTTTCACAGCTACAACTGGTACTACAAGTACAGTTACAAACTTGTCAAGTGCTGACCCAATTATCCAAAATCTATGGAATAAAGGTTTATTAACAACTTTGGTAAATTCAATTGGTTCTCAAACTACTGGTTATACTACTAGTACAACATCAATATTAAGATATAAAAAAATTGATAATACATTTGAAGGTGAGGAAATTACTTTACGATTAATCACTAAAGGTACTAATGGTGGTTATATTACTGGTACAACTAGTGGTGTAACTATAACTTATTCAGGTACACCTTATGCTGATGTTGATAACCAAATTGTTGGTTTATTACGTTCTAGAGGAACAATTAATAGTTTAAATCAATTACCTAACTTTGAAGTTTCTGGTGACACATATAATCTTCAAATTGACCCAGCTAATACTAATTCAACTGAAAACCCATTGGGTGATTTTTCATTAAGTGGAAAATCTACACTTCAAGGGTTGTTTAATTATACAGTATCTTTAGATAGTACTAAAATGAATTATTTACCTAGAGTTTTAGGTAGAGCGGCTCAAGATGGTAAAACTGCAATATTTTTAGAAGAATTTTTCCCTAATATGTTAGGTGATGCAATGGCTATGAATAAAGTAAGAGGTCTTAAACAAACATTGATTGATTATTCTGATAAATTTCAAGAATATCGTAATGAATATCAATCAGCTGAAACTCCATATGTTGTTTCTGAATTACGTGGTAATAAAGTATTAAGACTTTTTAAATTTATAACTATTTCTGACGGTAATGCTGCAAACGAACAATTTAAAATTTCAATTGTTAACATTAAACCAGACGCTAAAGAATTTGATGTGTTGGTTAGAGGTTTCTACGACACGGATGCACGTCCAACTATATTAGAATCATTCAGCCGTTGTACAATGGACCCAACTTCAGCTAATTTTATTGGTAGAAGAATTGGTACTAATGATGGTTTTTATACATCAAAATCTTCTTATATTCTTGTTGAATTAGATGAAGAATCTGATACTTCAGATGCTTTCCCAGCAGGATTTGTTGGGTATCCAATTAGAGATTACCAATCAAATACTGGGAATTCTGATGTTATTAATCCAATTATGACATTTAAAACTATTTATGGTGAGTTTCAAAACAAACGTAAATATTATTTAGGTCTTTCAGAAACACAAGGTATTGATTCTGATTTTTTTGATTATAAAGGTCAACCTTCAAATTTATCTTACAATGCATGGACTGGTTTAACTTCAGGTTTTCACATGGATATTGATGCTTCGGGTGTTACTATTGATAATGTTGTTATGCCATTAGGTACTGGTGGAACTTATAACCCAATCTTTACTTTCCAAACAGGTAATGCTGAGTTTAGAACTGATGCTGGTTTAGTTAATACTGATTATGAAAAAATATTTGCTCGTAAATTCACATTTGCACCTTATGGTGGATTTGATGGATGGGATGTTTATAGAACAAGAAGAAGTAATCAAGATACATTTATCGTTAATGGTATTGCTGGTATTGCTGGTCTTGCTGGTGGAAGTGGTCAAGGTGCTTTCAAATATAAAACACTTGAAAATGGCGATACTGGTATAAACTCTGATTATTATGCTTATTTAGAAGCAATAAAAACGTTCCAAAACCCAGAAGCTGTAAATATCAATGTATTTGCTACACCTGGTATTGATACAAGAGATAATACAAATTTGGTTGAAGCTGCAATTGAAATGATTGAAGAAGAAAGAGCTGATTCACTTTATATCACAACAACACCAGATACTGGAAATAGTTCTGAATTAACTGCTCAAGAAGCTGTTGATATAATAGATGGTAATTTTGATAGTAACTATACATGTACTTATTGGCCATGGATACAAATCAATGATGCTGAAAATAATGTGTTGATTTATGTTCCACCAACAAGAGATGTTGTAAGAAACATTGCTTTGACTGACAATATTGCATTCCCATGGTTTGCATCTGCAGGTATTCAACGTGGTGATGTTGATGCTATCAAAGCTCGTAAAAAACTTACTCTTGCTGAAAGAGATAATTTATACGAAAATAGAATCAACCCTATCGCAACATTTACTAGTGATGGTATTAAAATTTGGGGTAACAAAACTCTTCAAGTTAAAGAATCTGCTCTTAACCGTATCAACGTTAGAAGACTTTTATTACAAGCAAGAAAACTTATTTCTGCTGTATCTATCAGACTTCTTTTCGAACAAAACGATTCAGTTGTTAGAAATCAATTCTTAGGACTTGTTAATCCAATTTTAGATAACATTAGAAGTGAAAGAGGTCTAACAGACTTTAGAGTGGTGCTTTCAAACAGCCCAGAAGATATTGATAGAAACCAATTAACTGGACAAATATTCTTGAAACCAACACGTGCACTCGAATTTATCCAATTAGAATTTGTAATTATGAACACTGGTGCATCT